GTTGGTGCGGATGCCGTAAAAGAAGCGGTGGATGTCGTTGCCGCGGATCACGACGTTGATGTCCTCGCTGGCCACCGCGTTGGAGTTGCCGACATAGATGCCGGCGTCGTCGCTGGTCGCCGTGCCGGTTTTTTGGATGCGGTTGCCGGTGATCGAGATGTGATGCGAGGCGTAGTTGGAGCTCTCGTAGCCATCAATGCGGATGCCCGAGCGGCTCGCGATGATCATGTTGTCGGCGAACACCATGCCGGCCATCTCGGGTCCGCCGTGGCTCCAGAACGCAATGGCAGCGGCATTCTGATGAGGATCGAATTCGGTCATGACGATCGTGTTGTTGCTGACGTTGAGGTTCTTGGGATCATAGCCACGAATGCCATAGCGGTAGCTGCTGCAGTAGTTGCCGATGATCGTGCCGTTGCCGGCCGGCACGCCGGTCTGGACCGACGACAGGCCGATACTGCTCTCATAGCCGCCGATGACGTTGTTGCTGATGGTAATACCCACCGTGCCGGAATAGCCGATGCCGGTTGACGGCCAGTTGGCGCCCTCGGGGGAAAGAACGACGTTGCCGGTGACGGTGATGCTGTAGCTCTGGTCGAATACCACATCCTGGTTATGGGCATCGTCAATCCCGATGCCGCCGCCCATGACGTTGACGACGATATTGTTGCTGATCGTTGCGTACCGGATCTTGCCGATTCCCCAGATACCGAAGCCGCGCCTGGTCACCGTCGGATTTGCCGGGTCGGTATTGGTAACGACGTTGCCGCAGTTGAAGATGAAGTTGCCGTCGATGTGGGTATAGAGCATCTCGGTATCGTCGAGCTGGTCCTCCGCGGCGGTGCCGGGGATCAGGCCGGGGCCCTTGGTCAGGCGAATGCCGTGCTCGTAGACGTCGTGGACGTAGCAGTCGCGAACGATGACGCGATTGCAGCCGCGAAAGTCGAGGCCATAGGCAGCAGCCGACGGTCCCAGGCTGAGCTTGGCATCCCTGCGGCCATTGACCTCGAGGCCGTAGACCTCGACGCCCTCAACCTCGATCCAGCTCAGCACATGGTCGATGCCCGAGGTGTCGTGCTCGATATAGCCGCCATAGCCCAGGATGCGGATCGGCACGCTGCCGTCGATCTGGTCGATCACCCGGTAGCGTCCGGTCCACAGTTGGGTGCCGCCGGCATTGACGCAGGCCTGGATCGCCGCGGTGTCGTTGGTCGAACCATCGCCCACCGCGCCGAACATCTCGGGCGTCTTCATGCCAGGCACGAACAGCCGACCGACTTGCGGGGTACCGCCGGGGCCGGTCTCGACCCATTGCCGTGTATTGCCGTCGTCGTACCAGACAAACAATTTGCCGAGCGCGCTCGACCACCACAGCATGTCGTTGGTCGGGCTGGCCGGCGGCGAGTCGCCGACGATCACCTCATCGTCGCCGGCGCCGCCACCGCCGCTGAATAGATAGCCGAGCTGGCTGTACCGCTTGAAGCCGTCGCCGAGCTTGAATTTGTGCTTGTTCGGCGCGGTGATCTCGACGGCGATTTCACCGTTGCCGATCACCCGGTCATTGGCCGCCCATTCCGCCGTCGTGCCGACCAGTTGCCGCATCCGGGCATAGATTGTGTCGGGCATGTTCCCTCCTATTCGACAACGGCCGACGGCCGGCCCGGCGTGCCGGCATGAACATCATCGACTGCCGGCGCCGCCGCCCGGCCGGCGATCACGCTATCGGCGCTGGGCATCGGCGGCGTGCCGGCAATGATCCAATCGCCGGTTGGCGCGAACGGCCCGGTCAGCGCGTCGTGCAACGGATCGAGCTCGGCCGTCACCCTGACGCGCACCCAGCCATAGACCACATTTTCAATCGCCAGGTTGCCGGTGAAGCGGATCGAATGCGGGCTGGCGATCTCAAAGAGCTTGCCCGAATACATGCTCTCGAGCTTGGGCATCAGGAAATAGTCGTAGGCGTTGACGTTCACCCATTCCTGCCAGGCGCCGAGGTCAACCGGCGTCATGATGAATTCCAGCGCGAAGGCGTGCGGCATGGTGCGGTACATCCGGCGCTGCCGCATGTGGCCGCCTTCCATCGCCGTCCGCACCAGGCCCATATCGACCGTGATGCTGTAGGGCTTGATCTGCGCGCACGGCAGCGAGTCGGGATAGACGATGCTGGGCCATGCGGTCATGGTACGGCTCCCGCCAGGAATGAAAGCGTCCCGTCATAGATCGCCGGGTTATAGATCGCGCCGCCGAGCGAGACCTTTACGCCGCCCTTGGGTTTGACATCGCCCAGGATGAAATCGCGCACCACGAGCTCGGCCGAGCCGAAGGCGAAGTGTGTGCCCTCTTGCTTTTGCCCGACCACCCAGCCGCCGCCGCCGGCCCACGGGTCAGCGGCCAGGATCGCGAATTGCGGCCCCTCGCCTTCCGTCACCGCCACGAGCGCGCTGGCGCCGGAATCCTCGCGCCGGAACATCATGTAATGCGGGCCGGCCACCTCGGCCCACGGCAACGCGCGATCGAGCATGACGGTCAGGCCGTCGGTCGTGACGTTGGCGACGAAGCCGGACATCCCCCACCACGGCAGGCTATGGGACACCGCCACGCGCTCGCCGACATAGGGAATCAGCCCCTCCAGCTCGGTCTCGAATTCGATCGTCTGGCGCTGCGCCAGGCGCTTGTTCCACAACAGTTGTCCATACTCGCCGGCGTGCGTCGGGCTGACGCAGCCAAACAGGATGATCCTTTCGGGATCGTCGGCGCCGGCCGGCACGCGCACGAAGGCCGGCGCGAAGTTGGCCGGCTCGCGATACTCCACCTCGATCCCGTCGCTGGCCCCCGGCCGATCGAATTCGTAATGCAGCGAGAAACTGTCGCGCGCGATGTTTTGCTCGGTAAAGAGCATGGAGCGCGCGGCCTTCTTGCCCTCCTGGGCGACCGACAACTGTGCGCCGACAGGCAACGGCTGGGCCGCCATGCCCTGCACGGCATGGTTAAGCGCCTCCCAAACGATCGTGCGCGCCACATAGACGGCGGAGAATTGGTAGGGCGCCCACAGCGAGCGCAGCGTGCCGAGCTTGACCGCATCGAGCTCGGCCACCGGCCGGCGCGCGCCATAGACTTGATTGCAATACATGTCGGCGAAGGCGTCGGCCGGGTTGGTCGTTGCCGCCAGCGCGCCCGAGCCGAGCGGCGGCAGTTTGCGCGTGCAACGAACCCGGATCAGTTGCTCGCCCGAGCCCAGGCCGACGGTGGCTCGCGTCCGCACGGCGAGCAGCGTGACTTCGCCATAGACCGGCGCCACGAGATCGGCCCGCATTTTCAGGCCCGACCATACCATGCGGTTCGTATGTTCCGAGGTTTCCGGCGTCAGACGTTCCACCCGCACGGCCCAATTCTTCGAGCTGGCCATGTCGTATGTGTAGGTCTTGCGAATCGGGTTGCGGACTTGCTCGAAGATATCTTCCTCGATGGTCGTGATCGGACCAACCAGATTGCCGGCCGCGTCACACTCCTGAATGTTGACCTGGAACGTGCAATGCGACGGCGAGATATTGCCGCCAAACGATGCTTGGAAGAAATTGCCCGCCGGCCATTCGATATCGACCATCACATAGCGGCCGGTCTGGCCGGTCTTGCTCAGCCGGAAAAAGCCCGCGGTGTCGCCGGTGTTCAGGAGATCGATGCCCTGCACCTCGGGACAGGTGATCACGTTCTCATAGAAATCGCCGTGCCAGCCCAAAAAGCTCCCCGGCGCATGGCCGTGGACAGAGGCCGGCCGGATTGCATAGCTGAGCGCGTCGCCGGTTATGAGATCGGCCGGCGTGTCGCCGAGCAATACCTCATGGATATCAACCTCGCCTTGGCTGATAACAAACAGTTGGTCCAACCATTGCTCGTCATTCACAAACCAGGCGTGCGGCTGCATGGCATGGTCCGGCGTGACCAGCACCGAGCCATAAATCACCGGCACCGGCTCGCCCAGCCGCGCGACATTGCCTTGCGCGCGCATGGTGTAGGCCGGGTTTGGCTGCGCGTCGTCCTGCAGAAACTCCGGCGTGCGCGGCGTGCTCTTGTTGAAGAAAAGCAACTGAATGGCAAACGAAAGGCCGGCCACGATAATCGATGAGATCACCGCAACGGCGATCGCCGCCCAGCCTGGCCCCGCCGCGATCATCACCACGTCATCGGCCGCCGGCACATAGTCGAGCTTGTCGAGATCCGGTTTTCCGTCCTCGTCCTTTTGTTCGTCGCCGTTGATCGTCCACCGGAAGATACCGCCGCACCCGTTGGGCGGTGGGTGATTCTCGAGCAGCCAATCAAGGACACTCCGCCCCGGCGCGAGCTCGGCCTCCTCGCGCTGGTGCAACGCCAGCGGATTTTTGAGGAGGATCAGCCGAGCCATCGCCAGTACTCGCGATAGGGATGATGCTGGTTAAAGCGCGGCTCGGGGTCCCAGACGGCGCCCTGCGGATAGCTCGAATGCAGTACGCCGCCGCCGATCAGAAGCCCCATATGCAGCGCGGCACGCCGGCGGATCACCGCCACGAAATCCCAGTCCCGCCCCTCCTCGACCTGCACAGCCGGTCCCGCCGTGGGAAATTCCTTGTAGAATTTGCCGACCGCCTCGACCGCAGCCACGAAAGACGCATCGTTGGGCGCCTGCCAATCCGGAAGCTCGATGCCGCGTTGCTCGCGCCAGACGGCAAGCATGAGGCCCCAGCAATCATAGCCGGCCGGCCCGCGGCCGTTGGTCTTGTGCGGCGAGCCGACATAGCGATCGAGCCAGGCGAGCTCGGTGATCGGGCTCATCGGTCCAGCCCCGGATAATACTCGGCGCGATAGAGCACCGAGGGAAACGAGCGGTTGAGCGTGTCCGCCCTGGTCGCCGTCCCGGTGATCGCCTGCAGGCCGATCGCGATTTGCGAGAGCCTGAGCTGGAGCGGCGGATCGTTCTGCGGATAGCTCCCCGGCGTGTCGAGGTAGACGCGATAGACCACCGTGATCGGCTCGGACGGCAACGCCGCCGCCGCCTCGATCGGCGCCATGATCTCGCGGCCGACATTGTCGATCGTAATCTGTAAATCCTGTTGCCCG